GCAGCGTTCTATTACGGCGTTCAACAATTGCAGGATTATGACTATATCCTGAAGCTGGATAATGATGTTGAGACTGTCACCGAGGATATGATTGCGAGATTGGTTGATTTCATTGAGAAAGCCGGTCCACACGCAGTTTCACCGCCCGACCTGATGATTGACCCTAAGTTCTATCCTACCGTGTTTAAACGGGCTGAGATAGCCGGATACCAGGTTCAATACACATCTCATACCGGAGGGGCTTTTCAGCTTGCACCGGCAAAGTTTGTCCGTCAGCTATGTGAAGAATATACCTGTCTGAAGAACGGCGACTGGATGATCGGGCAATATTACCGTTCAATTGGTTGTCCTCCGGCTTACTTACTCGACTTAGGGATGAACCATATCGGATTGAATCAGAGTACACCGACAAAAGAATATATATTTTGAAATACGATCTTATCATAGTATCTGCTTCACGTGACGCATCACTGCGAAAGATGACGCAGGATGCTATTGATTCGTGCCTAGCTGACGGGGCCGACGTTAATGTTATTCTTGTCGAAACTCATCAGGTCTTTGAGTATAAGAACGTAGATAAGACAGTGTTTTTTAACGGGGAGTTCAATTACAATCATTGCCTGAACTTAGGACTGAAACACCGCAAGGGCGACGTTCAGATTCTTGCAAACAATGACATTATCTTTCAGCCTGGGTGGTCATCTATTGGATACACTATGCGTGAGTATGGATACTTATCTACTTCAGCACTCTCAAACCATCCACGGCAGAAGCTCTTTAAACGTGGTGACTATGCTTATGAAGGTTATGATATTTGCCTTTATGTAACCGGCTGGTGCCTGTTTGTGAGTTCGAAGGTTTGGGATATTATCGGCCCGCTGGATGAAACCTATCGGTTTTGGTATTCGGACGATGCTTACGTGGCTCAACTGAAACGTAAGGGGATAAAACACTACCTGATATGCAATGTAGTTGTGAATCATTATATCTCACGGACGTTAATGAAAACAGATCGTGCAACACGAGTAAAACTAACAAATGCCGAAAGAAAAACCATACAAGGGAAAAATCGCCGCAATCTACAAAAGAAACTATGAGGACATTGGGATGTTCTATTTTGTAGAGGCTCAGAGGTTATTGTTGCCTTCGCTGACAATTGAAAAGGCAATAGATAACTTTTATCGGTTCATTGGTGAGACTGACTTTAATCATGATTCAGTTTATACGACTTATTTGAGGATGAAAAAAGAGTTTTACAATGAGGCTTCCGAAAAGAATTGCTGACATAATCAAACGAAAGGATGACTTCATCACCGCGCGTGAGGCCAGTCTGAATAAAAGCGTTGTCCGACTTCAGAATATGCTTATTTCGAAGCTGACCCGTGAAATTATCCCCATGTTGGATACTGCAAACGGAAGGATTAAAAACACACTCCGCAATTATCAGCTTTTGCAGTCACTTGACCGCGTGTATAAAGACTTCTCCACAACTCAAAGACTTGCCTTCGTATCTGAGATAGGCGATACAGCTCGCGGTCTGACGACACTCAACAAGCAGTTCTTCACTGTGACAATGGGTGCATCACTCCCGGCAACGTTTGGGCGGATCCTGGCAGCAACAGAAAAGAAGATGCTCATGGCAATAGGTGTTCAGGGAGGAAAGATATTAAACGGTGGCTTTCTTGACAGCCTATCTGCAAATACTGAATTACTCACACAGATCAAAAATCTCATGGCACAGTCTGTCACGGCTCAGGTGCGAACAAAGGACTTTATTGCAGGTATGAATGACCTGATAACCGGTTCAGGTGAAAAGATGGGAGGCATTGAAAGTCACTTGAATAGATTTGCACATGATTTGTATATGCAGTACGATTCAGCTTATTCAACCTCTTTGGCTGACGAAACTGGGATGAAATATTTTATTTATCTCGGAGGCAGGATTCAGGACAGCAGGGACTTTTGTGTCGCATTAGATGGCAAAGTCTGGTCACGTGCCGAAGCTGAGAAGTGGAGAGAGTGGACACCGGCAAAAGGCGTTTATCCTCCTGACTATAAGATTAAGCAGAAAGACAAGAATGCAGTTCCGTCGTATATTGCACAATTTGAGGGTTATCAGCCTTTAATTCATCGGGGTGGTTTTAATTGTAGGCACCATTTAGGGTGGATTTTAGAAGAACTCGCATACGAAATGCGGCCAGACTTGAAAAAAAATATTGAAAAATAGTTTGATATTAAAAATATTGCTTTATCTTTGACTTGCGTTTGTGTGAGAAATGCAAAAAAGACATTAGGGTTATAACCTGAAGGGGCCGGTTCTCACACGATTGGCCCCTTTAAATTTATAATAAATGTTATGAAAAAACAAACAGTTGAAGTGAAGGAATTTAGTATTAATGAAGTACAAATTCCTATTGTTGGGATTTCTCCGCTTATTGTTCACAAGTTTAGTGAGAAGGCCCGTAAACAGATTGAGGAGAAACAGGCGGGTAAGGCTCAAAACAAGAAGCACGACATCCGTGATCCTCAGGCTGACTACGAAGGCGCGAAGCACATCTCGGCAGATGGATGGGATGGTTTTCCTGCGGCTGGTTTCAAAGCTGCAATGATTCGTGGCGCAAAGATTATCGGTATGGTTATGAAGGATGCAGGAATGTCATTCTTCGTAAAAGCAGACTGTGAAGAAACACAGCTTGTCAGGATTATAGGAGAGAGCCGGATGCGGACTGATATGGTGCGCGTTGGTATGGGATCCGCTGACGTACGCTACCGCCCGGAGTATCCTGAGTGGAGTGCAACTCTTACCATTGAGTTCAATGCTGGAATGATTTCACTTAACCAGGTATACCAGCTTGTAAAAGCTGCGGGGTACTCCTGTGGAATTGGTGAAATGAGACCAGAGAAAGGCAAGTTTGGTTATGGTCGTTTTAAACTGACGGAGGAAAAATAATGGAAGGCTATAAATGGAAGTTAGAAGGACTTGGCAAGGGTGTTGATGTCGCCCTTGTCGTCGAAGAGTTGACCCGTTTACAGAAAGTCAATAGAATATTAACGCCGGAAGTTGTTGTTCGTGCGGCAGAAGATAATAATTCTATATTGCACAAACTCTTTGAGTGGGATGACAACAAGGCTGCATATAATTGGAGGCTCCAACAGGCCCGCACTATTCTGAATAATATTGAGGTGACTATAATAACTGACGGAGAACCGAGAGAGATAGCTGTTTTTGAGGTCACTACACGTTCGGAGGGATATAAGAGTGTTGATACCTTCACTAATGAGGATGTTGATTTCGTACGTGCCAGTATACTGAGGCAACTTAATACGATGAAGAGCAAGCTGAAAACTTATAAGGAGTTTGATAAGGTTTTATTCTACATTGATAAAGCTATTGAGGTAGTTTGATTTGGCAGTTACGGATGGTTGGGAAAGGCGTGGCGGGATACGGTACGGTTAGGTAAGGCAAGGCAGTTGCGTTAAGGTCTGATTTGGTAAGGTTTGGTGAGGTAGGGCGAGATAAGGTTTGGCAGTTGAGGATTGGTGCGGTGAGGCATGGTACGGTACGGCGTGGCGAGGTCAGGTTTGGTGCGGCGCGGTTTGGTCAGGTTTGGCAGTTGAGGCGTGGCATGGCCGGGTGAGATATGGTGCGGCACGGTGAGTTTTGGTTTGGCGAGGTTAGGTTAGGCAGTTGAGGCAAGGACAGGAGGGGTAAGTTAGGGGCTGGATAGGTTTGATCGGTTAAGGTACGGCAGTTACGGGATGGTTAGGTGAGGTAGGGTCTGGTCAGACTGGTTAGGCATGGTAATTTTACGGTTAGTTAAACAGAGGTCAGAAATGGCCTCTTTTTTTATGCCCATTATTTTAAACGTGATAATTATCATATCAGAACACGACGAAAATCATTGTAAAATAAATTTTTTTGTGTAAAAGAAATTTGTATAACTTTACATCAAATAATTTCAACAATGGCAAAGGAAAAGATTAAATGTGTGGTTCGGGGTAAGATACTCGAACTGTCTCCTACTGCTTACGAAATGGCAAAGGAATATTTCGGGGCTGCAAAGGTATCTGATCTGAACATCTCTAAGCCTATTGAACTGAGCA